TGAAACTCACAATCAATAAAAACACCGATTATGACTGGGTTTTAGGTACTTTAGAGCCTGAAGATGTACTCAATAAACAGTTTACGATTGAAGGAACTATAACCCTAAACTATGAAGATAGGACTTGGAGAAATTATATGTTGGATGGAAGCACAAAGGCTTTGGGAATAATGCTAACTAACACTAGAGATACAATCGGTTCAGCAGGCAATCCAGCTTTCTACATTGAATTTCCAGTTGTAGAGTTTTCAGAATGGGAAAGCAAGAGAGATAATGATGCAGTAGCAAGTCAAACAATTAAATTCACAGCACTATACGATATATCAACATCTAAACTAATAAGTGATTGTTACTTGCAGAATACAACTGTAAGCTACTAATCTAAAATAATATGAGGGAAACCAAAGTAATTGAAACTAAAGCAGGGAATAAGGTTGAAATTAAAACTTATTTAACGTATGGAGAAGCAAGAGATATACAAAGGGTTTATTTAGATGGTGTAAATGTAAGTGTTAGTGCTACTGGGGAAGCAAAAATTCCAGAATTAAATGCTGGCTCAACTATAGACGCACAGAATAAAGCTATTGAACTTATAGTTGTAAGCGTCAATGGAATAAAAGAAGGTGCTATGCAGTTATTTTTGGATTTGCCAAAAGAAGATGGAGATGAGGTTATGCTTGAGATTGATAAAATACAGAATCCAATTCCAGTTGAAAAAAAAACGAAATAGAGAATCAGATTGCCAATTTAGTAGCAGGAAAGGCGGTTAAGACAGATGAGGAAGTTAGTATAGCTTTAACTTGTAAGTATATGGGTTGGGATTGGCACACATACAATTCGCAACCCATTTATTTTATAAATGTAATCAATATGCTTCGCCAAATTGAAAACGAAGAAATTGATAGACAGAATAAGAAAAATGGCTGATGCAAATCTACAATTAGTTATAACAGCGAAAGATGAAGCCTCTGCAAAATTAAGAGGAGTTAGTTCATCTGTTAGTGGGTTAAGTAAAGCTGGTTCGCTTTTAGCAAGCGGATTAAAAGTTGCTGCTGTTGCTATTACTGCGGTTGCTGGTGCAACTGTGGCTTTTGGTGTTAGTTCAGTTAAGGCTTTTGAGTTAGCCGAAGCCTCACAAAAAAGATTTGAAACTGGATTAAAAAATATATCTAAAGCCAGCGATGAAGAAATAGCCATGTTAAGAAGGCAACAAATGGCTTTACAAGGAGTTACTCGTTTTGAAGATGACGCTATTGCAAGTGGTCAGGCTTTTTTGGCGACCTTTCAGTTAAATGCAAAACAGATACAAAAACTTACACCAAACCTATTAGACATGGCTGAAGGATTAAGAGATGCTACTGGAGCAACAATAGGACTTGAACAAGCTAGTCAAATGGTTGGAAAGGCAATGCAACTTGGAACTTTAACTATGTTACAAAGAGTTGGAGTAACTGTTCCTGGAACGACAAAGGCAATGCAAGATTTATTCAAAGCTAAGTTTCAAAACGCCACAATGGATGAAAGAGTTATAATGATGGGTACTTTACTGCAAGGAAACTTTAAAGGACAAGCTGAAGCTGCTGGAAAAACACTAGCAGGAGCATTGACTATAATGAATAATCAATGGGGAAACTTTAAAGAAAATGTTGGTGCTTATTTAGCAGGAGAAGGAAATGGAATACTGCAATGGGGAGTTCAATTTACAGCAATGTTGCAAAGTATAGATATAAACGGAATAGCACAACAAGGAATTACAGTCTGGACACAGTTTACAGCAACAATAAGAGGATTTTTTCAAGAAACAAATTGGATTTGGGTTTTTATAAGAGATTTTTTTGTACCTCTTTGGGAGCAATTAAGAGCTGCTTTTGTTGATGCGTGGACACAAATTTATGCTGCTTTGCTTCCTATAATGCCTGAATTAAAGATATTTGCTGAATATCTTGGCGTTATTATAGTCGGGGTTTTGATGATTTTAATAAAAGCCTTTGTAGAAACAATTGTAATTATATCTAAAGCTTTAACAGGATTTGTAAATATATTTTCAGGAGCAATACAATTCTTAGAAGGAGTATTTACTTTTTTCTGTGATTTAATTTTTGGTAACTGGAGTGCTTTGATAGATGATTTAAAGAAAATTTGGAATGGCTTGTATTTGTTTATTAAAGGAATAGCACAAGTAATTTTCTCTCCATTTGGAAGTGCAATAGAAAAATGGAAAGCAGAATTTAGAAAAGCAATAGATACCGTGATTGGTTGGTGGAATGATTTAAAAGAAAAATTAAGTCATCCGCTAAAGGCAATGATAAACATTTTTAAGAGTGACAAAGATAGTGATAAAAAGGCTTTAGGTGGTGCAGTTACAGCAGGACAGTCTTATATAGTTGGAGAAAACAGACCCGAAGTATTTGTACCTAGCCAAAGTGGAAACATCAGACAGACAAGTCAGGTTGGTAAAGAAGTCAATATAAACTTTAACAACGTATCGGTAAGGAACGACAATGACCTTGATACGATTGTTAGAGCAGTTAGAAAAGCAATAAATAAAGAGCAGGAATACTATAATTTAGGAGCATTATAAAATTATGAGAAACATTTCGTTTGACAGCACAAGTATCAATTCAGGTAATTATACAGTTAAAACTGTTCAACATGATGATGCCACAACTCGGGATTTATTTATGTATGAATTGACTAGGGAAAGCGGTTCAGAATTGGTTTCAACTTACTATCAGCCTAAGAAGATAATTATTGCAGGAACTATTAAGGGTACGGATGTGGATAACTTGGAAACTAACATAGACACTTTCAAACAACTAATGGGTGGCAAAGATAAGATTTTAGACATTGAATATGCCAGCGGTACAAGGCGTTATATTGCTACGGTTAAAGTAGTTCAGATAGAAAGGGATTATTACAACATAACTAATGTGCCTTTTTCAGTTGAGTTTGCAATTCCAGCAGGCTTTGGGAAAGATATTTCCGTAACTGCTTATACAACAGCCAGCGTCCTTCATACTTTGCAAGACACGAGCCTTAACATTTTAGGTACAGTAGTTCCTAAATATGATATAACGATTACATTTTCAGCTGCTTCTAGCGTGACGGAGGTTTCCGTCACTATAAATGGAGATAAAATAACAGTTGCACAAGCTATTACAGACGGGCAGAGCCTTATTATTGACGCTGAAAATAAGAAAGTGACTATCGCAGGAGTTGAAACTGATTACACAGGACTATTCCCACGCCTACAATTAGGGGCGAATACTTATAAAATAGTGACTAAAAGCACAAGCCATTCATATAATGTAGTTGTAAGTTATACTAAAAAATATTTATAATATAAACATATGTCAAACAAAAGAATATCAGAATTAAGTTCAGCATCAGCTTCAGGAACTCAAGAGGTTCCTGTAAATGATAGTGGGTCAAATAAGCGAGTAAGTTTTGCAAATATTGCAAGTTATATTGCTTCTTTAGCACAAACACTTACAAATAAAACTTTAACATTGCCAATTTTTACTAATGGGACAATAAGTTTTAACGCACCCGAAGGATTTTTAATCAATGGAAAAATAGTACCTTCGGTTGCTTCAAATAACCTCACAGTCGCTCTGAAAACTCTAGCAGGAACAGACCCCTCTGCAACTGACCCTGTGTATTGTCGGATTGGAGATACTGTCCGTTCTGTGACTGCCGCTCTCTCCGTAACGAAAAACGCCGCTACAAACTGGTGTAATGCTGGCTCTGCTGAACTCGCTACGAAAGAAATAGATTACTTCGTCTACCTCGGCTACAACGCCACTGACGGAGTAGTGATAGGATTTTCTCGTATCATCGGGAATCAGTATTCTGATTTCTCTGTAACGACAACGAATGAAAAATACGCCGCTATCTCGACCATTACAACCGCCGCCTCAACTGACTACTACGAAGTGGTCGGAAGATTCGCCGCTACTCTCTCTGCTGGTGCTGGATATACCTGGAGCGTTCCTACTTTTACCGCCTCTAATCTTATCCAAAGACCGATTTATGAAACAAGGTGGCTTTCTATCGGGAGTATTTCAAGTGGTGTAACACTCGGAGCTGGAACACAGACTTCTTATTATAAGATTAGCGAAAAAAAAGTTAATTTTGCTCATGGATTTATTCTCGGTGCAGGTGGTTCTGCTAGTGGAACAATAGTTTTAACTTTACCATTAGCTGTTGTAACTAGAACTGGATATTTTGCAGGCTCTTATGCCGCTTACGGAAGAGATGGTGGAACAGCAACTTATATGGGTATTTCAACTTTAGGCAATGGTGATACAACAATCGGAAGTATAGGAGTTCCATCATCAAATAATGTATGGGATGCAACACATCCATTCACTTGGGGAAATGGTGATAGCGTGGCTATTTCAGGAACTTACGAAATATAACTAACCTAACAACTCTCTAAAATATATGGTAGTATAAAAATATGGATAATTATTTATTGCAAGAAAACGATTTTGAAATTCTGCTGGAAAATGGAAGCGGGAGTTTCTTGTTAGAATGGAGTAGTGCTGAAAAAAGTTATCTTTATAAAATTTATACTTCGGCAGGAGTTTTCATCACAACGTGGACTGATGTGGTTACTCCTTTGAATATCAAATACGATATAAATGGAGCATTAAGCCCTTTGACAATTAGACTGGCTAGACCTGAAACAGGCTATGGAGAAAATGATGATGTCAAACAAGGCAATAGGATTAAGATTTATGTTTTTGATAAAGAGAGTGGTACAAGCGGAGTATGCGTCTATTCAGGATTATTAGTCAGTTACGTTCCGACTGTTGAAGGAAGTGAAGAATATGTAGATGTGGTTTTTTATTCTCACTACTGGGATTTAAATAATAAGATATTACTTAGTGGAAATGATACTGAAGTGACTTATAATTCTTACGACCCTAGCGATATAATGAAAGATTTATTGGATAGGTATTCTTCTTTAACTGGGAGCATTTTAGATTATTCTACTTCAACTATTGAAACTACTGGAACAAGTGTTTCTTATACATTCAATACAGACACATACCAAAGTGCAGTTAAAAAGGTAATAGAATTGTGCCCTGATGGTTGGTATTACAGGGTTGAGCCTGACGACCTTTTATATTTAAAAGCCGAAGAAGTTACGCCAAGCCATAAATTTACAATAGGTAAAGACATAATGAGTTATACACCTGAAAAGAAATTTGACGGAATTATAAATACAGTTTACTTTCGGGGTGGAGATACTGGTGGTGGAGTTTATTTATATAAAAAGTATACCAATTCAAGTTCTGTAACAGCGTATGGCACAAGAGCTACAGTCCTTGTTGACCAGAGAGTTACAACTACGGCTACGGCTCAAATAATGGCAGACAGAGTTTTAAATGAAAAATCCAGCCCTGAAATAAGAGTAGTAATTAAAATACTGGACAGCAACAATGAAAACAGTTTAGGTTATGATATTGAAAGTATAAAAGTAGGACAGACTTGTAATATTTTAAATGCTACCTCAAAAGGTTATAACTTGTGGGATGAAGTTTTTTGGGATATTGACGCTTGGGATTTCAACATAACAAATGCTGCTGGTCAAAGTTTACAAATAATGAGTATTGATTATTACCCTAATTATGCAGTTTTGGAATTATCAAACAAACAGCCTGATATTGCTAAGAGGATAGAAGATATTGACAAGAATTGGAAAGACAATATCACAGTTGATAATCCAGCAACTCCAACCTAAAAATATGCCTAAAGAAGATATAACCGAAGAACCGATAATAGAAGAAGTAGAACTTCCAGCGTCTAATATGCTTGGGTATTGTTCAGCGTGCGGAAAGAAAATTATAAATATGGAGATTAAGGGTGGAAAAGCTAGCCTAAGAAAACTGGATAATTTCAGAGAAAATATGATAGAACTTTCCAATGGAACTTTAATGAGAGTAGCAGTCTGTGATTCGTGTAAAGAAGAATTGGTGGCTGGGAATAGCATGGCAAAGGCACAAGAGATACTAGACAATCACGTTATATATTGGGAAAAACAAGACAAGCAAGAAGTACCCTTGAATTACGCAAGTTTGGAAGTAGTGAATTCAAATACCGACCTTGGAACATTCATTAAGAAAATAGAAGAAGAAAAGGCTTTAGAAGAAAAAAGTAAATCATTAAATTTAAAATAATATGGCATTTTCAAAGACTTATACTTTTAGTCCTAGTACGACTATCAGTTCAACAGAGGTAAATACTAATTTTGACAACTGCATAGATGCTGTTAACAATGCTGTGCCTAGCGGATTGATTATGATGTGGCATGGAAGTGTGGCTAGTATTCCAAGTGGATATTATCTGTGTAATGGTTCTAATAGTACGCCTGATTTAAGAGGACAATTTATAATAGGTGCAGGAGGAACTTACGCAGTAGACGCAACTGGAGGGGAAACTACACACACATTAAGTGTATCTGAAATTCCATCCCATAGCCACTTAGTTAGATTAAATGGATATACAACATCGGGAACTGATTATAATGATGTTTGTATGGGTGGGAGAACGGGTCAAAGTTATGTTTATCAAGGTATGTCGCAAAGTCAGGGTGGAGATGCAGCCCACAATAACTTACCACCTTATTATGCTTTGGCATACGTTATGAAGTCCTAGACTTCATTTGCAAGCAGGCGGTTTTCCCCCATTCCGTCTGCTAACAAATGGATTTTAATTTAATCCAAGTTTAACAATTTAAATAATTCATATTTGTAAAATCAAGTACAAGTTAATACTAATTTTACTAATAGCTTTTCTTCTTTGGATGTTTTGGGGTATTTCTGCTTTAGCCGAAAGGGTAGAGCCACGAAAATCCAAAATTCAACAAAGGAGTGAAGCTTGGACAAACTATGATAAAATTAAGTCAGAGAGATAACAGGTGGAGTTTTAAAACCATAGGCAATACCAAAGTAACTATCGGGGCTATGGGTTGTACAATTACATGTCTATCTATGGCAAGTGATTGGTTTGGTTGCTACCACGACCCTGATTGGATGGCAAAAAATTTATCTTTCACAAATGACGCTAAAGTTTACTGGAGTTCAATAGACAGACAGACTTGCTTTAAATTTGAATGGCGTTTTTACAAGTACGAAGAATCTCGTATCTTGGAGGCGATTAAAAACCCAAACAAAGTTTGTTTATTAAATGTGTATAACAAGCATTGGGTACTTGCTGTTAAAAAAATCATAGGTGGTTTTTGGGTAGTTGACCCTTGGACAGGTGGCAATAAATTTTATGCTACTGGTTCAATTAGCGGAGGTGCTATATTAAAGAAATGAAGAAGAAAAAATCCAAATGGATAAATGCGAATCATTTGAAAAAGATTAAATGTAGATGTTCCAAATCAGGAGTTGCACTAGGTATATTGATAGGAGGTTTGATTGTAATTATAATTTTTCTAATCCTATGAAAATTCTGGAAAGTGCCAGTAAAATAGTTTTCATTATTCTTGCTATAAGTGCAAGTGCTGGATTATTTTTTGGTGTAGTGTCTGAAGATAATTTTATGCTGTTAGCAGTAGCCGCATTTTCATTTTATTTCAGTAATAAGGGAAGTGCAAAAGATGATTATCTAGATAAATAATAGGAAAATAAATAAAAGAAAAACAGGTAAATCACACAATAATTTATAATTGGATTTGTACCTGTTTTTTCTAACACTCAAAAAAAGTCCATATTTTTATAATGCCCAAAAAGGGTGTTTTTTGTTTTAGATAAGCCATTATTTGAGTTATGCACACCCTAACAGGTAGCAACACTTGACAGCAGTTCTTTATGGGTGTATAATTAAGTTATAAGAATATAGGTAAATAATAACTAGAAAGGCAGGTGGTAAAAATGAAATGGATAACAAATAAAAAAGACATCATAATCTTTTTAAAGTCAATAGTAAACACAAAGTGGATAGTTGAAAAAGGGAAAACTGAAAGAATATCAAAACTGATAGAATTGGCAGAAAAAAACGAGATAAACATAAACAAACTAAGGAGCAGCTATCATTACTGGAAAAAAGCCGAAAGCCTAAGAAAAGGATTAAGAATGAGTGTTGAATAGTTGACTGCTGGGCTTCGGAGAACAGCTAGTCCTCCGAAGTCAGGAGTTAATTAAAGGGATTCGGGTGAACCCCAAAAAAATGAAAAGGAATCAAATTAAGTACATTGAAAGATTTAACATTAGACAAAAAGCATTGAAGGTAATCTTAATTGTCTTGCTAGCATGTTTAGCAATAGACACTATTACTGGAGTGCTTAACAGTAGCAGAGTAGTTTCCATAAGCAACCTTTCAGAGGTTCAGGCTTCTGAAATGGACAGCACTTCTTCGGAAGGTACACCGCACGTTGCGGTAGGGGCAACCCAACCTTCCGAGGATATTATGGAATTGATAAAAAAATACTTTCCTGATGAAACCAATTTGGCGTATGCAATTATGATGGCTGAAAGTCAAGGTGACCCAAAAATAATTGGAGATAAACATCTTGCCAAACCATCAGTAGGTTTATTCCAAATTTGTCAGATATGGCATCCTTATAAAACGGAGGACTTGCAAAAACCCGAATTTAATATCAAGGTAGCAAGTGAAATCCGAGCAAAAGGTGGTTGGGAAAGGTGGACAACTTTTCGTAACGGAAGTTATAAAAAATATCTATGATAAATTCAAATGACTGGTATTCAGTACAGGACATAAGTAAACTAAAAATTATGCCTGTATTAGACACCGACCATAAAATTAAAAGATTTATTGACATGGGTTTGCTAAAAGGAAACTCAATAGGTCAAGGGAATGGCAAAAGATACTTTGTAAAAGGTAATGCCATAATTCAGTTTGTCGCCAAATGGGAAGATGGAAGTTTTCATAGTTAAAAATTAACAATCTAGAATGGGGGTGTAGTATGGAAAAAAACAAAGATATAACAATAGAGGTTTTAGAAACTATTTATGAAAATGACAAAGTAATGTCAGATAGTATAAAATCTTTACTTTATAAAGTTTTGGATTTGCAGGCAAGAGTTATTGCCCTAGAAGGGAAAAAGAAGATGGTTGGATTAAGTGGAGGGTATGTTGCAAGACACATGCCTGAATTATTAGACCACGATTGCCACAATTCTCCTGAAGATGGGTGTGAGTGTAATAAGTATTTATAAAAAACATTATGAAAAGAGAAATATCGTATAGCGAAGGTAAGACTATACAAGAATCAAGTTACGAGCCAAGGAGTTTTCATTTTTCAGCTAAAATGGAACTCAATGCTGGAGAAGATATGCAAGAAAGTTATGACGCTTTAAAAAAGCAAGTCCATTCAGCCTTAGAGAGGGAGATAATGAAATGGCGTGACCCTCAAAGGTTTGTCAGGACTAGGCTGAAAGAAAATGATGTGCCTTTTAACAACTAAAAAATCTAAAATGTATGAAACTATCAGAAGAAAAAATGAATCGTATGTGGCTATTTGACGATAGCATTATCAAAAGGGGTTTTTCAATTATGGGGCATTACTTTATAGCATTACTTCTTATCTACGGGGGTTTGATAGGAATATGGCTAGTAGTTGCCATAATTGTAAAATTGTTATCTTAAACTATAAATTTCTAGAAAAAGGGGGTGAATTCTATGAAAAACATTTCAACTAAAGACGGAGCAATTATATTGCTTTCAGTCGCATTCGTAGCAACAGCAATTTGTCTAGGATACGCTATGATGACTATAAATTATATAATCAATCTAATGTAAAAAAACAACATGAAAGTATCAATAGCACCACAAGGCTTTTGGATAAAAGCCAATGAGGATGTAGTAAGCGGAGATACTGTTTCAATTCTAGACTCTGGGGAAGTAATTGAAAGTAAGTTTGGAAAGCAAACAGTATTCCAAGTAAAGACAAAAAAAGGAGAGAGGAATATGGGATTTAACAAAACCACAATGAATAACATGGTCAGGGCTTTCGGAGATGATACAGAAAAATGGGTAAACCAATTAGCAAAGGTTTTCATTGAAAAAGCCATTATAGGCGGAGAAAGAAAGACTGTTATTTATTTGGCTGGAATTGATTGGGAAATGGACGAAGAAACTGGAAACTTCTATAAAAAAGGAAGCGTGTCAGAGGATGACATTCCTTTTCCGACTAACTAATTAAAATAGGTGGTTGGTAAGCAGGTTTTTATTTTTTTGTTTTTCCTGCACCATTAAATATCAACACTTTTCACCCGTTGAAGCCACCCGTTTCTAGCTAAACTTATGAAGCAATATAAAATCGGCAAAAAGAATATAGGTACTTATTATCCTGAAAGCAAAATGTTTACTAAAGACGTTATTCAGGGCAAACACTTATTCAGGGTACTGGACGCTTGGGGCATAAACAGCAAGGTTTTGAATACTCTACCCGAAGATACCAAGATTGTAATTACAGATGAGTGCGACAAGAAGTATGTCTGCCTAAAAAAAGACTACACAAACAATGGTCAATTCTATCATTTTAAAACCTTTCATACTGACCATAGGACACAGCAATTCTTGCCACGTAAATTCTTTACAATTCAAGAACCACCAGTATTGAGTGAAGATGAACAGGCTAAACTTAATTATTTAAAAAGCCAAGGATTATGAGATTAAATTGTATAAAATGCGGTTCTAAAAAAACCACCAGAAAAAGAAGTTGGGCTATATGGGTATTAGTAGTTTTGTTTTTCCCATTAGGCTTGCTGTTTTTATTGACAAAGCCATATCACGCCTGCAAAGAATGTGGTAATGTATGGTAGTGGATAAGTAGGTTTACAATTTAATAGTTATGTGGTATGATTAGTTATAATTAGCTTTGTGAATTAGAAGGTAGCACTACTCACAAAGCGGTGCTACCTTTTTGTTTTAAAAACAAATATGGCTCAAAGAAGAATGTTTAGTTTAAAAATAGTTGACACAGATTCTTTTGTAGATATGCCAGCAGGTGCAAGATTATTATATTATGACTTAGCAATGAGGGCAGATGATGATGGTTTTGTTTCAAATCCCAAAAAGATTATGAGAATGACTAATTCGTCCGAGGATGACTTTAAGGTACTTATAGCAAAACAATTTATCATACCATTTGATAGTGGAATATGTGTAATAAGTGATTGGAAAATTCACAACTATATTCAAGCCGATAGATACCAAGAAACCATATACTTAGAAGAAAAGGCTCAAATAAAAGAAAAAAATGGAATGTATACAAAATGTATACAAAATGTATACACAGGTAAGGATAGGTTAGAGTTAGGTAAGGTTAGGTTAGGTAAGGATAGTTTAGTTGAAAATACAATAAAACAAAAAACAGAAGATTTTATTTCAGAAGTTAAAACCATTATTGGAGAAAAAGAAGTTAATCAAAAAGATGTTATGAATTTTTGTTCTTATTGGACAGAACCCAATAAAAGTAGAACTAAATTAAGATGGGAATTGCAACCAACTTTTGAAATAAAACGTAGGCTTATGACTTGGTTTAGTAATAATAAGAATTTTAATAAAAGTAAAATAATAGATATAGGAGAATAAATATATGGAAAAAACACACGTTATTATTTTTCATGACAAAAGTAAAAAATTTATAAGTAAAGAAGTATTTGATAATATATGGAAATTATCAACTAGCGGACAAGATAAATTTAAGTCAGGAGAAAATATAATAGCATTTTCTTCAATAGCAAAAATTTTAACAACGGAAGAATTTTATAATCAATATCCACAAGAAAGGGAAGCCCAAATAGCAACATCTTATAAAAATTTTAATGGACTTGGGTTTAGGGGAGTAATTGCAAATGCAACAGTTAAAAATGCACTGGAAAGTATTATTAAGGGAATGGAAAGTTTTATTGAGAGTGCAAGATACCAAGGTTCAAAAGAAACAAAAGAACTTTTAGAATTTATGAAATTAAAAAGAGGGATAAATTAAAATAACCAATTATATGAAAAAATGCTTTAATGGAGATGGAAAACATCCAAGAAATGAAGTAGCTGATTATTGGTATAGACATGGAGTAAGATGTGAAAGAGAACGGATAGGAAAAGAATTAAAAGAATGGTTTAATGGTGAAAATCCTGAACTTATAGAAGAAACTATAGAGAGAATAACTGGAATTAAGGTTTAGAACTTACAAAATAAATAATCGGTTGCAAGGCGTTTCCAGCGTCACCAATGCGTAAAAGAGCTGGCTTTCCGATTACAATTGTATGTTTAAATGGTCGGAGATGGGGATAAACATACAAT